CTATAAAAGTTCTAAATACGTAGTACTAACATAACCAAGCCCTTTATTGCCATTAAACCCTTCTATGCTTATCCATCCATTTAGGCAATATTGTAAGTTAACTATATCACCATTTTTAACTTGACCTATAACATCATATTCAGTACCTCTATCCCATCTTACATTTAAAACATCTGCTGTAACTCTAGCTCTTTTTCCTGAGTAATCTCCATTTGCAAATCCTTCACTTGGTGATGTTTGACTATCATCTACATAAGTTACACCTAAATATGTACATATACCTTTAGCTATAGCTGTTGCAAACTCTTCTTGTTTATTCTTTAATAAGTTAGCATCTTCTGAGTTAGAAATAAATGCTAATTCTACTAAACAAGCGTCCATATTAGTCTCTCTTATAACATGGAAATTACCTTCCTTAACACCTCTATTTTTAGTATAAGTTTTAGAATTTATGATTTCTGTATGTACTTTGTCAGCTAATGGTCTATATGCAAATTTGTAACAATAAGTTTCTATACCTTGAGCAGAAGTTGCGTCTGCACTATTTGCATGTATAGATACAAAACAATCTGCTCCCCAACTATTTGCATCTGTACTTCTATATTCTAGAGTTTTAAAATCATCTATTGTTCTTGCCATTCTTATGTCTAAATTACATTTTTTTAGTTTTGCTTCTACTTTTTTAGCAACAGCTAGTACTATATCATTCTCTTTAATTCCATTTCCTATTGCTCCTGAATCTGTTCCTCCATGACCTGGATCTAAATAAACTTTTTTCATAATTAATTACCTCCTAAATTTAATAGTTCTATTTTTGATTTTGCTATTTTAAAATAGTCTTCATCTTTTATAAAGGGATTATGTTTTGCAAATGTAAACCCTGTACAAGTGTTTTTTGTTCAATACTAATCATAATTTTTAATGTTATACATGTTGTCATAATTAAACACTAACCTTTTCTAATATTTTATCTATTTTATTTTCTGTTCTAGTTATGTCATTTCTCATATCTTTTGCTATTATTTCTACGCTTTCTGCTAACTGTTCATTTGTAGCTAACAGTTTAGCATTAGTTTCTAATATTTTATCTTCTCTAGCTCTATCTGCAAGCTTATCTTCTTTTCTTTCTTCTCTGTCTGCTTTATCTTTGTTATTTAAATAATATCCAAGAGCCATGCAACAAGCTATTGGAAATCCTACGTTTTGTATTAATGTTATAAAATCCATGAGTTCCTCCTATTCAATTAAATTAACTTCCTATGGCAAACCACTTTATTGTTCTTGCTCGATCATTGAAACCACTTACAAATGTAGTAGTTATTTGTGATCCGAAATTTGATGTACCATCTACTGTTGCTCTGAAAAATCCTGTACTATCACCTGTAAATTGTGTAAACACTCCAACGCATTTATTTTTAAATGGCTTTGGAAATGAAATATACGTCGTCGCATCACCGAATCCACTAAAAAATCCCCATTGAATTATTAAACCACTCGAAAAAATGTGATATACCGCTTCAGAATTATTAAACCCTAAATTCGAAATTACTTCATTACCTTTATTTGTAAGTCTTCCTCCAATCTCAACTCCATTTCCGAAGTCATTATTATAATTTAAAAATAATTTATTTGCTCCAACTTCTAAATCTCTATCACCCGCTCCAACTATAGCTCTTTTACCATTTATAACGATGTCCCTACCCCATAAAAGTGTATATCCATTTGTAGGATGATCCACATAAAAACTTCCACCTCTTGCTGTAACTCTATTTTTTGTAACACTAAAAAGACTATTGTTTGTAGCTTTATCCACTATGACGATACCATAATTATTTATAATATTCGTTGTAGAAGCATTGATACTGTCAATTTCAATTCCATTTATATCTATTTTTACACTAGAAGAAAAAATTTCATTGCTTTTTTTATTATATAATTGCAATTCACCTTCATTAACCATTATAATTACATACTTTTATAAAATAACTTTTAACCATTGAAGTTAAGCCATTTTTAGGTAATATATCTTGCATCCTTGATAATATTCTATCTGCAGACATATACGCTCCATGTTGGACACTATTTGTATTTACCTTTTTCCCTCCTGGCCCACCTTTATTTCCTTTTGCATTCTGATTTCCTTTAGGGGCTCCAGGCTTAGGTATTCTTTCAGACCATTTATCATTATATTTCCAAGTTCTAATATTAGCTGGCTTTTCATTTAACATAGATGCAATCTCAGTTAATTTTATATTGCCTCTTTTTTCTATGTAAATTTCACATGCCTTTTCTCTGTTTGGATTTTTTACTCTTGCTATATTAATCACCTCTTTCCAACTATTCCCTAAGTATCGTTATATGTATTTAAAATAAAATAAACACCCTTACAATCCATTTAATGGTCTATAAGGGTGTTTTTACTAGATTATTTAAATATATTTTTAAGTGATAGTGAATAAGAAATTTAGTATTTCATGACAGTATATATCATTATTTAAAGACTTACTTGTCTATACTGAAAGTTGTTATCTTACTAAACTCTATATGTTCTTCTCTTTTGGTGAATGGTCCCATATCCCCAGTCTTTTTGAAGCAGTATCTTCCTCTTCCAACTCCTTTAGCTAATTCATCATACCAATTGACAAAAGCTGTTAATTCTTTATCTGATAAGCTATATTCCTTTTGTATTTCATCTTTCATTGTTATTGTTAAAATGGACTTAGCGTTTGGATCTGGGTCTGGGTCTGGCTCTGACTTTGAACCAAAATATAAGCCCCACTCTAATACTTTGTATGTATCTTTTATATACTTCGGATGATCCATAAACATATATGCTTTTTTAACATCATCGTAAGTCTTATCTAAATCATATATTCCACCATCTCCTACAAATGTTTTACTTTTTATAGGGAATATATGTACTCCTTTAGAATCTACAAATGCCAGAGTAAATAAAAAACCTTTTTTCTTAGCTATCTCATCTACCTGTAATTTGTATTTACTTATTGATACAGGATTTTCAAAGTCGTATACTAAAAAGTCTGATTCACTACCTGCTAATGATGTAGTTAATTCAAATCCAGTTGTTTCATTTCCGTCAGTTACTAATGGAGTAGTTCCGTTAATAGTATTGTAATTCGTCCCATGTATTACATTTTTTCCTAATAATAATTCTTTAAAGCTTTCATCTTTTTTAATTGTCATATTCTTTCTCCTTTTTATATAAAAATATTAGCAATTTATCTACATGACGTATTATGTAAATACTCGCTTAAAACTTTTCATTTAATCCTTCTATTTTAATATTTTCAAACAAACATCATTTCACATGAAGATTTAGTTTATTTACTATGCTTGCTTGTCTATACTGAAAATTATTATCTTACTGAATTCTATATGTTCTTCTCTTGTACTGAATGGCCCCATATTCCAGTTCTTATCGAAACAGTATCTTCCTCTTCCAACTCCTTTGGCCACTCCATCATACCAATTAACAAAAGCTGTCACTTCTTCATCTGATAAGCTATATTCTTTTTGTATTTCATCGTTCATTGTTATCGTTAAAATGGACTTAGCATTTGGATTTGGATCTGGATTTGGATCTGGATCTGAACCCAAATATAAGTCCCACTCTAATACTTTGTATGTATCGTTTATATACTTAGGATGATCTATAAACATATATATTTGGTGAACATCATCGTAAGTCTTTCCTAAATCATATATTCCATCATCTCCTACAAATGTTTTACTTTTTATAGGAAATACCTCCTCTCCTCTAGAATTTATAAATGCCATAGTCAGTAAAAACCCTTTTTTCTTAGCTACCTCATCTATCTGTAATTTGTATTTATTTACTGATACAGGATATGCAAACCTATATCTTAAAAAGTCCGATTGAAGACCTGCTAATGATGTACTTAATTCAAATCCAGTTGTTTCATCTCCATCAGTTACTAATCGAGTAGTTCCATTAGTACTTAGTGGACTCGTCCCATGTATTATGTCTTTCCCGGATAATGCTGCTTTTAAATTTTCATCTTTTTTTGTTTTCATATTCTTTCTCCTTTTATATAAAAATATTATCAATTTATCTAGATAGCTTATTATGTAAACACTCATTAAAACTTGCCATTTTAATCTTTCTATTGCACATTTCCTAATAAACATCATTACATCTTAAGATTTAAAACATTTTACTATCTTATAAAACTCAATATTTTAACCATTTAATTACTTTTTCTGCTCTGAAGAATCTATACATTCCAACTATGCCCTAAATATAATTTTTCGGTATAGTCAAACAAGAATCTAGTATTTCCAATAGCTATATCATTTTTCTTCATTGCTACTTATGCAACTCAGTGCTAAAAATACTGTTTTTTGCTAAAAGTTTAGTTGTAGTAAACTAAAACCTCTAGTTTTACATCAAAATTGTATTTCATTATTATCAACTCTTATATAGTTACTGCTTATATTTTTTTGAATTTGTGAGTCATAGCCCTATAAATGTACTCATATACCACTTTAACAAACACTTTTTAACCTCAACCTCTATACCTATTCCAATTACTGGCATGTAGAATTGTCTTTGTTTCCAGATTAAATCTGTTTATTATTTTTTTTATTTCTTTATTAGGTTTATATATACAAGACTACTCAACAAATTGAAATTACTTAATTTAAGACTAGTTTTAAAAAAACAATACTTATGCTCCAAAACTATATAGATTACACATATCTTTAATTAGGCTTTTTACCTATATATAAATAGAAGGTATTTTCATTAGTTTTTCCTATTTGCGATAGTGTTCTTTTTTGGAGCATATATTTTATAAAAAAATTAGAGCATACTGGATATTATCCCAGCTGCTCTCTTTTTATCTTTTCTATCTATACCTATATACTTCATAGTTGTTTCTGGACTTTTATACCCTAACTGTTTACTCACAAATACTATATCATTGGTCATCTCATATAACCATGTAGCATAAGTTTTTCTTAAACTATGTCCTGAAATATGTTCTAGCCCTAGTCCTTCGCCAATGTTCTTTAAAACTCTACTAAAAGACTTTGCTGTTATATACCCATACTCACCATTCGAGAAAAATGCATATCCACTATTTTTCTTTCCTTTTACATAATCTTTTAGTGCTTTTTCTAACTCAGATCTAGGTTCTATTTCTGCATACCTCTTATTAGGTTTCTTCCTTTTTGAGTTTGGATTCTCCTTAACATGTGTTAACCATGAGTTATATTGCTTTTTCTCTTGTATTAGGAAATTTCCATTTTGTATAGCCTCTCTTATGTCCCCTATGGTTAAATCAACTATATCTTGGAGTCTGTATCCTGTAGCTATACCAACTAAAAATAATATTGAATTTCTTTCTGCATTAACTTTACTATTTTCTTGTAATTTATACTTAAACCTTTTGTAGTAATTATGTGGTATAGGATTCGATGGTACCTTTAAATCGGCTTTATCTATTTCTTCAGTCAAATAAAAGTCTTTAATCATTATAATTCATCACCTCCTTTTTAAAATAAGGATGGAGACAAACTATTACATATTATATTTAATTTTCAATGTGCAATTTTAGGTATAGAAATAAGCCCTTAGTCAGTCGACTAATTGGCCTATTTAACAGTAAAGCATATCTAGTATTTTTCACCTATTATTTTCTTCTTTACTGTTTTGCAATAAAAAAGGATTAACTCACTAGATCGGAAATGAGTTAACCCTTTTTTATATACCATTGCTATATTAATATTCTAACACATCTTTTTTCCAAAGTGTGTCCACTCTTTTTCCAATTTTTTTCCATTAAATTTCCACTAAAAATATATTGAATCTTCTCCATATATATAAAATGCTAGTTTATCTATTGCACTATCATGAATGTTAGCAACTGAACTCTTAGAATATTTTACTTTCTCTGATATACTTGCAAATGATTTTTTTTTCTTATTATCTAAGTATCTTAAGTTTAATATTTTTTTCTCAATACTATCTAATTCTCTAGAATATAGTTCATACATTCTTATATCGTGGTCTATCCTATCTATTTGAACTTCTTTTGATGTAATTTGAGTGTCATAGCTTATTATCATATCGCTTATATCTTTAGTTCCTGGTTGACTTCTTATGCCTAGTTCACTAAAATTAATTCCTCCATTTAAACTTTGTCTTTCTTTTAATAGCTTTATTTCATCACTTATCATATTTTTTCTGTTTATTTTTTTTCTTAAATCTTCTAGATATTCTTTTGTTTTTTCTGCAAAATCTTTTTTTATGTTCATAATTAATTTCCTCCAAACTCTTATGTTTGTATCCTCCTACATCCTTAATTAACTCCTAAAACTTCCACAGTTAACTTTTATAAAAATCTCCTAATTTTTTGAATATTTATTTTTAAAACTGTACATAATACAATTGACTCAATTATAAATATTATGTATATGAATTTTTACCGATAAAGGCTAAGTTTTTTCTAGCCTTCTTATCTTTTGCAAATCTAATTCTCCACTGTATTTCTTTTGTTAAATTTTACATCACTATAGTTTATTAATACTACACATACTATTCGAGAAAGGATGTGTATATATGTTTTTTAAAAAATTAAGTGTGATATTTTCTATAATTTTATTAATTCTAGTATCTATAGATAATTACTTAAAGCCCAATGATTCTTATAATTTTACAAATGCTATTACTTATTTCAACAGGTTATTATTCTTTAACTAATTTAAGAAATATAATATATGAAACGTCGAAATAATTTACCGCTTTTTTATTATTTATTTTAATATTCATTAATCTACATTTTCTTATCATATATAATAATTTAATCCTATAATTTACTTATTTCTACATATACTACTTTTAAAAAGGATGTGACTTTATGTCTTGGAAAAATCTAAGTATTGTTTTTGCTATAACTTTAATTTTATTTACAAGCACTATAAGTTTTTCTAATGCTTGTAATGTTTCTGCTCCTGTTCCGATTAGCAATCGATTGATTAAAGACCTAGAATTGATTGATAATAATATGTACCTTCTAATTAAATATGTAGCTACCGGAAACTATAAAGAAGATAAAGTTGAAAAGGATATTAAATTTATAGAAGTAGCAATTAACACTTTAACTGCTGAAACATCAAAACTTCCTCAAAGAGATAATGATGTAATTCTATCTATGCAATCCATATTAAATTATTATAAAATTTCTTTAAGTAGGCTAAAAGCATATTTTGAAACTAAAGATGCTGATAATTTAATTGATGCTATTGTTTCATTTTCTTCAGGTTATGACAGCTCAAATAAGCTTAGACAGATTATAGGTGGAGCGGGAAAATAAAATCCCGCTTTACTATTTTTTATGTCTTACATATCTAATTTTATTTATAATTTAATTATCATCTGTAATATCCAATCATAACTATTTGCCTGCAATACCTACCAGATTGTATAGATGGATTATATCTTCTACTTTCATAAACTTCCTAATATCTTCATGCGTAATAGTTCTAGTTACAAACTCAATCTCACAAGCCTTATCAACTTTATCTTTAAACTGTCTATACATTTCACCTGCTAACTCAACTTTCTTGTATAGATCCATATTAAATGCTTTTACCTTATCTAGTTCTTTGTCTCTCTCCTGGATGCACCATTCCATACCTTTGATTTGCTTGTCTCTTTTTTCTAGCTCTAGTTTTAATTCCTCAATCTCTCTATATTTCTCTCTAACTGTCAAGTAACTTAAATCTTTAAGTTCTTGTAAATCTGACTTTAAACTTTCTATCTTTTTATCAGATGCATCTTTTACACCTTCTAAAACCTTTATATCTGAAACTAACTCATTAGTTTCTCTTTCATAAGTACTCCTTAAAACAAATGGTAATTTTATTTTCATCTGCTACTCCCTCCCCCTATTCTTCTCTACCTTTTATTCCTCAGGCATTCATTACCTTATCTGGGCTAATTGGATACCTTATTTCTCCGTTTATCTCTTTTCCACATATACACTGTTCTAATGCCATATAATTGGGATATGTTTTGTCATCACTTGCCTTAAAGAATGTATCTTTTATACTTGTTATAGTAGTTTCTTTTTTCATATCAACTCTCCATAAACTTAGGATTTAGATAATTCTTGTCCATCTTCTTAAAGTAAGCTTCTTTTATCTGATCCATATCTAATCCTAATGAATATACAAGTTCTACATATTTAGTTACTAAAGTATCTAACTTATGTCTTCCAAACATCTTTTTCCAGGGCAATGTTGTTATCTTATAAGCTAAATATATAAACTGTCTTTCTAAGCTAGTTGTTTGTACTTCATCAACAGTTACTATTAAGTCTGCATCTAATTCATTTGCTAAGTTTCCTATATGGCTTAATAGGTCCGATAACTCTTCTGTTAACTTTTCTTGATCAACTGGAAGCCTGTCCCACCATTTATGTATTTTAGTTTCATTAAGTACCTCTATTAACTCACTAAGCAGAGCTAATGTAAGCCACATAGGCACTTGAAATTCATCGTCTTGATAATTTATCCCTTCAACACTTTTTAAATGTTCTATAAAGCTTTTTTGTTCTTTTTTTACATAGTTTAAATCAATGACTTTACTCATTACTCCCCCCCTCTTTATATGTAATTTTGTATCTTTTTCTAAATAATCTACCATCTGCTATAACTTCATTTACTGCATGTCTAGTAGATCCTAAATATTTACATGCCTTATTTAAACTTTCAAACTCCATAGTTTTATTATTTATAGTATCTTCAACTATCAAAGGCTTTCTAATAACTTTTCTTATAGGATCTAAACCTATTATTCTGTATCTCTTTTTAAACCTTCTATTAAGCTTTATATAAGTTGTTATATCTGCTCTTCTTATATTTAAAAACTCGCAGCAATCTGTTAATCATATTCTTTGTTTTCAACTTCATCTATTACCTTGACTCTATACTTCTGACTCTGTATCACTTTACTCGGTTGTCTATATTCCCCACCATTTTTATCTTTTACATCTTCTAAAGTTATATATTTTACAGCTTTTCCTATACTTAATTTTGGATTTAATATACAAGCTAACAAAGCCATATAATTATCTGTTAATTCAAAATCACATGAGTTTGTGCAATTCATTTTTATTCCCCCTTTTAATTTCCAGGAGATATTAACCCTCACTATTTAAATTTATGTTTTTGATTTTCTAGTATCATTCTTTCAAGCTCTTCCTCAGAATACTTGCTATAACCATCACTACCGATAAAATTATGAACTTTAGAATTTTGCTTTCTGTCTGAATTATTTTTATCAGAGTTGGTTATACTTTCATTAGTAAAATCTTTATTTATTGCCTTTACAAGAAATCCAACCAGGTTTCTAATATTAGACTGGCTCTTAGAAAGAGCAATCTTTTCTTTTAGATAGTCTAGGTCATAGTTCCCCCTTTTATCTGATAACGTATCAGCTATTTTTTTTATGTCTTTATCTGCAAGTTGGTTATAAGCTTTTTTTAATTCAACAATAACTAAGCTTCTTTCTATTTCGTTATCAACAACAACCTCATCTATATGTTGTTGTTCTATATCTATATCTATATCTATCTCTTTCTCTATCTCTGTGTAACGATTTTCCTCATTTAAGTAACTGTCGGGTAACATCAAGGTAACATTGTTACCACTTTCAATTACCTTTTTATCTTTTTTCCTTTTATTTCTCATTAATTGAGCTTTTGAAGTTTCACTTCCAACCATATTTTGAAGTTCAGCTATATAGATTTCTCCATTTTCTAATATCTGAACTAGTCCAATTCTTTTAAAAAGTTCCATAGCAACTCTAACTGTATCTGCCTCAGTATTAGTAACTCTAGCTAGTGTTTTTATGTCATATGGGACTAGCATACTTCCTACATTTCTTATTAGTAATCCATTAGTCTTTAACGATTTTAAGCATAGCTTCAAGTAAAATAAACAGTAATCTTTTCCGTTTTCCTGCTCCTCAATCCAGCTTATTGCATCTTCTTCAAAGAAATCTTCTTTTAGCTTTAGCCAGTAGTATTTTTTATTAGCCATATATCTCCCCTTCTTCTTTTGACATTGACTTTGTATCTGCTATTACTTTTGCATCTAAATACTTTATAAATTTTTCATACTGAGATAGTATTGCAACTTCGTTCATAATATGTTATTCTCCTAGTAATTCTTTTTATTGCCAAGGACCTATTCCATAAGTTTCGCCGCTTATTGGTTCTTGGTATATTTGTGCTGTTTGAGATTCTAATTCAGCTTCATTCAATTCTTCTAATATTAAATCTTCAAAATCAGTTTCTTCATAATTCAAATCCTTAAGCTTTGTAGCTCCTTTTATTGAGTTTTCTAAGATTTGCATTTCTTTTTTTATACTTAACATGTTTTTTAATAACTCTTTTATGTTTTCATTAGGACTCATTATCAATCACCTACTTTCTCTCAAGTCCCATTCCTGCAAACTGCCCATCTGCATAAACTAAAAACCAATTTTTCTTATTATAAAGTTCTATACAATCTCCTATAGTTAATTCAAATAAAGTTTTATTCATATTCATTTATTTATCTCCTTGTCCCAAATTTATATATATAGCTACTATTTGTTAGTAGCTAGTTTTCCTTCTTTATATAATCTTGAAGCAATCCTATAATTTACTAAATTTATCTGTTGTAATATTTCATCTATTTCTTCTTGCGTTTGTTCTCTTCCTAATCTAATATGTGGAGGTACAATAGTTATTGTTGCTCTCTCTGTTTCTGTTTTAAAGATACCTCTTTTCAAACTAATCATCCCCTTTATAAATTATATGTTCCTCTAAAATTGTCCTATGCAAATGATACTTGTTCATTTAACATATTAATCTGTTCTTTTAATGCTATTGTTAAGTTATAGTCATCTACTATATCAAGTGCATCACTTAAGTATTTTCTCTTTATAGCTTTATAACTGTTAACATCGAACTCTCTTTTTAATTGTCTATGTATATCGCTATATACCTTTGCTCTTACTGATTTGTTGTTATATGCTTTACTTCCATGTCCACCAAGAACTTTAGTCCCTACTCTCTTGACAGATTTTGATATTTCCTCACACTCAACTGTAAAAAGCGGTATATACTCTTTAAAATCTTTTAAATCTTCTTTTACTTCTTCTATTTTTTGATCTTGTTCTTCTAATGCCTTGTATTGTAGTTTTAATAATTCCATAGAGGTTAATGGTTTTAATGATTCTTTTAATTTATTTTCTAAAGATTCTATGTACTGTTGTGTTTTATATCTAACTAATGCACTTTCCTTATTTAACATTTGCATTATTCCTGATTTATTCATTTTTTAGCATGGTCTTTCTTCGCCTTTTGTATCTTTATATTTAGCCACCGTAAAATTTCGGTCGTTAGTAATCCCTACTTTTTTAAGTGTTTCAAGTTCTTTTCTTATACTTCTTATAAAATCATCATGTCTTTTAACTATTTCATTTCCTTCTTCTTTCCTGAAGTCATTTATCAATTCAACAACTTCTAAACTTGTCATTGTTAAAGCTTCACCATTGTTCATCTTAATTGTTTCATTCATTCTTTATACCTCCTCCTTTAGTGTCTTTTAAGACACTAAGTCGTCAAAAAAAATTTCTATAGCATTTTCTTTTTTTAAATCTAGTATTCCTATCAATCTAGCAATTTCACTTCTTGTAAATTCACTCTTCCCATTTAACTTTCTATACAATGAAGTTCTACTAATCCCTAAATCATTTGCTATGTTAGGTATTTTTTTACCTTTCAATACTATTTTTGATTTTAAAAGATTCACATTCATCATTTCACCTCCGTGTCCTTTAAGACACTTTAAGTATATATCCATTTTTTTACACTGTCAACACTTAAAAGACACTTTTCGAAGAAATATTTTTATTTTTGTTGCATAAAAGACACTTTTTCTATATAATTTACTCTTGAAAGGATGTGGAGTTCTTGGAAATCAAAGACTTAATAAAATTAAGAAGGCAAGAGCTTGGATTAACCTATGAAGAGTTAGGTAAGTTAGTAGGAGTAGGTAAAAGCACCGTCAGAAAATGGGAAACTGGAATGATCGAAAATATGAGAAGAGATAATATAGTTTCTTTATCTAAAGCTTTAAATATATCCCCCTCAATTCTAATGGGTTGGGAAGAAGTCGATATAAAAAAAGAAATTAATAAAACTACGGATACAATATCCATCAAAGAACGTAAGTTTTTAAATAGTTTCAATAAACTTAATGAAATCGGAAAAAATGAAGCAATTAAAAGAGTTTCTGAGTTAACTCTTATTCCGTCTTACATAAAAGATCCATTAGCCTCTAATATAAAAACAATCGCCGCTCATAACGATCACTTAACTGAGCATGGTGAAATGGATAAAGTTATGCAAGATATAGAAGATATGGACAATTGGTAAAAGCTAGGTGAATTATGTGAATATATATGAGGAGTTACAACAAGAGGCATATGAAAATAATATAATTTTAAAAGAGGTCGGTCTTAAATCTAATTCTGATGGTTTATACTATGATGGTAAAATTGCTATTAATAAAAATAGATTAACTACAACTAAAGAAAAAGCATGTGTATTGGCTGAAGAACTGTCTCACCACTATACAAGCTATGGAAATATATTAGATTTAAATGATATATCAAACTCAAAGCAAGAATATAAAGCTAGGTTATTTTCGTATGATAAGTTAATTGGATTGAATGGTCTTATTAATGCATGGAAAAATCGTTGCAGGTCTAAAGAAGAAATGGCTGAATTTTTAAATGTAACTATATCCTTTTTAGATGAAACCTTGGAGTGCTATAAGAGTAAATATGGGGTATCTACTCAAATAGATAATTATAACATATCATTTTATCCAACATTTAGAATTATTGAATTAATAGATATAAAATAAAAAAAGATGTAGTTGTTATCCTACATCTTTTTTATTTTATTATTAATATAATAAGTAGCTGGTTTAAATAATACTCTATAATCTATCCGCTTATTTTTAGCAACTAAATTTGTTTGTGATTTTAAATAATTATTATACCTACTCTACTCGTTTATTATAAAATCTTTACTTTCTTTTTCTTCTTAATATGTAAAATCCAAACTATTTCTTTCCACATGACTGAGTCTCTAAATATTAGTACTACAGATAAATTCTGATTTATTTATATTGTCCTTGTTCTCCAATGCTAATGATTTTCTATACTCAACAGCTTCAGCTATTTTAGTAAATTCAATAACTGCATTATGATTCATATTGACCTCTTTTTCTATTTCTTCAAGGGATACATTGAAGAACTCTTTTCTTAAATTTATTTTATTGACACTTCTATTTTCAAACTTCTTATGCAATGCATGTTCTAGAGAAGGAGCATCCTCACTAAATATCATAGCATGAACATCAAATTTAAAAGGAACCGATGCATCTCCTAATTCTCTAACTCTATCCATAGGTTCAAGTCTTCTAGTCATACCTATTTTATACACATCTTCACCAAATGAACCTATATTAGATATTATGTAAACATAGCCTGCTCTAGTATTTTTTTCTCTATTCGCAATATCTTGCTTAACTTTTTCTATTTCAATTAAATTATCTTCTAGTTCTTTAAGTTTATTTAAAAGCTTTTCTTTTTCTTCATCATTAGATGTTGATATTTTAACCTTTAAATCAGATATAGCATTATTAAAATGGGTTTGCTCCTTCTCGATTTTCTTCATAGCCGCTTCTAATTCTTTTAATGCTTTTGCTTCTTCTCTCATACGCTCTTTAATTAATCTTTGTTCTTCTTTTTCATCTTGTACTTTACATTCGTACTCATATTTAAGGTACATTTCTTCTATTTTTAAATCAAGGTAAGCGTGTTTTATAGAAACATCTTGCATATCTGTAAGCTTATTTAAATCTTCAAAAACTTTTTCTAATTTCTTCTTAGAAGCATCTATATTATTAAATTTAACTTTTGATATTATATTGTCACATTCATTATTAAATGCTCTTAAAAGTAATTTAATAGTATCTAATATAAACTCTTTACCTTTCTTTTTATCATCATTTATGTTCCAATCTAATCGATGATGAGTTGCTAATTTAGCCTTAACAAGTTCCTTTTGTTTTTTTCTTATCTCTTCTAGTTTGTTCTTATAACCTAATGAGTTTTCAAACCCATATTTAGGTTCATAAAACCCATAAGAGTTTATTTCTAACTCATCTTTCAATAGATTAATCTCTTTTTGTAGATTACCCGCATTTGATTTTAAACTGTCTATTTCATTTATAGTTTCATTTTTTATAACTTCTTGTTTTTTTATTTCTTCTTTATTATGCACTATTTCTTCTTTTAAATTTAGATATTCAAGTTCCTCTTTTGTTAATTTCATATTAGAAATATCATTATTTAAACTTTCATTATTTCTTTGTAAACTTTCTACTTCAAATTGTAGCCTATCTATCTCTTTCTTATATTGATTAACTTTAAAAAAATCAAATATGCCCATAATATTATTCCTCCTTCATATTAGCATAAAACATTCTATCATACTTTGTTTCTGCATTTTGTCAAATTTTGTCATATATTAAGTATTATTATGTAGTTATAAAATAAAGAACCGTAAGTTAATACTCCTTTAAAGAGAACATATTTTCGATTAATCATTGCGATTTACTAACATATATTTTAATATAATATTATATTTACACATATAAAAAAGGGGGCATTATCTTGAAAACTTGTATTTACTTAAGAAAATCTCGTTCAGATGAGGAAGCCGAAAAACAAGGTGAATTTGAAACGTTAAGCAGACATAGGTCTACTCTTCTAAAAGTAGCAAAAGAACAAAATTTAAATATAGTAGAAATAAAGGAAGAACTAGTATCTGGTGAAAGCATTGCTTATAGACCTAAAATGTTAGAACTTTTAGAAGAAGTAAAGAATAACTTCTATGATTCTGTTTTAGTTATGGATATAGATAGACTTGGTAGAGGTAACATGCAGGACCAAGGCCTTATACTCGAAACATTTAAAAAATCTAAAACTAAAATTATAACTCCTAGAAAAACTTATGATTTAACTAATGAATTTGATGAAGAGTATTCTGAATTCGAAGCATTTATGGCCCGTAAGGAGCTTAAATTAATAACTAGACGTATGCAAAGAGGTAGGATAAAAAGCGTTGAAGAGGGCAAGTTTATAGCTTCTAAACCTCCTTATGGTTACAAGTTTATATTTGACGAAAATGGCAAAAAGTCAATGGTTATAGATGAAGAAAAAGCTAATGTAGTTAAACTTATTTTTAAGTTATATACTGATGGAAATGGAGCATCTAAAGTTGCTAATCATCTCAACTCTTTAGGTTTAAAAACAACTACAGGTCGTTCATGGTATGAAAAAGGTGTACGGGATATAATAAAAAATAAAACTTATGCAGGCTATGTGGTTTGGAATAAAATTGAAAGAACAAAAACATCTTCTAAACCAAGAAGTCAAGATGAAATTATAGAATCCAAAGGGCTCCATGGTCCTATAATAAGTGAAGATCTTTGGAATAAAGCTCAGCGTGTCTTGAAAGGAAATGCAATTTTACCGACTCCTGTATTTAAAGAAATAACTAATCCACTTGCCGGTCTGATTATTTGTCGTTGTTGCGGTCATAAAATGCTAGCTAGAAGTTCTACTTCTAAAAATGTTTATGAGAAATTTATTAGATGCACTAATTGCGGAATGAATAGAGGATCCAAACTTTACATAGTTGAAGAAGAAGTAATAAAACAACTTAGGGAATGGGTGAAAGTTTATAAAACTAATTTTAAAAACATACCTTCAATTGAGAATTCTAATTCTAATTTAGATGCTTATAGTAAATTGCTTAAAAACCTTAATTCTGAATATGAAACTTTAGTTAAGCAAAAAGAAAATCTACATAACTTATTAGAACAAGGAATATATGATGTTGATACTTATTTAGATAGATCAAAAACTTTAACTGATAAAATTGAAACTAATAAATTTAATATTGAATCAGTAAAAAAGGATATAGCTAAAGAACAAAAGGTAAATGTATCAATAGACGATATTATACCTTCTGTTGAAGATGTACTTGATCTTTACTATAAAACTGATTTAATGAGCGAAAGAAACGATTTATTAAGATCTGTTATAGATTATATTGATTACTATAAAGAACCAGGTTCTAAAAAGTCAAAATTAGATATTGTAATAAATCCAAAACTAGATTAA